ATAGAGAAGATTATTCAGTTCTTACAATCATTGATGAGTTGGGTAGGGTTCTCTATATATGGAGAGATAGGCATATGGAATACTCACGGATTGTGGATAAGGTTGTAGAGATATGTAAACACTATGGCGTCAGAGAACTACTTGTAGAAACCAATGGACCGGGCGATGTAATGTTTGAAACAATCAAGAAATCGTTCTCAAAGGCAGTTCCCCTTTTCCAAACAAACCAAACCAAGGAGAACATTGTTAGAAGGTTGATGGCTGATATAGAAGATATCAATTTAGAATTACCATCTTTGGATTTGTTTCCACCTCTTGGTGATGAACTTGAGATTTTTGAATACGAAGTTCTACCAAGTGGAAAGATACGATACTCCCACCCACCGGGCTTCCACGATGATTGTGTAATCTCATTAGCCATTGCTAACTCATGTAGAACAAACCCAAAACGAGGTGGTGGATTAAAAATACAAGGAATAAGATAAATTATGGAAAACCCAAAAAAGAAACAAAGAGCAAGAAAATCAGAAATGATTGTTGTAGGAAAACCTAACCATGTAAAAGTGGTGAACGGAGATATTGGTTCTGCATTAAAGATGTGGAAACAAAACATGAAGGCTAATGAAAAGGTTGATATCTTAAAAGGAAAGAAAGAGTATATCAAACCATCAGTTCTCAATCGTAAAAAAAAGAGCGATGCAGAATTCAACCAATGGCTATTAGATAAACATTACAAGGAGAACAATGGAATTTAGTTATCAAAAGAAAGATAGTAATCAAATTACTGAAGAGCTATTAAATCATCTTGCATCCCACCCACAATACAATCCGTTTGTCAAAATGATTGATGAGGCTGTGAATAAGGATTACGAAGGTGGGATTGTAATAAAGAATTGTTTTCCCGAAGATTGGAATGAATTACAAGTAGGGTTTATGATTTACAGCATTCAAAGGTCATACGAACAAGTGGTATCCGCAGAGTTCTATGGAGATAACGGAATGTATATCTTCTTGAAGAACAAAAAGATTTAACAATTTCTTAACATTAGAAATTTGGCGGTTCATCATTTTTGTCGTAGATTAGTATAACAAATGAGAAAGATGAATAACCAAGAGAAAAAGTTTAACCAACACTTCTTTGACCAAGTGAATATGAGATTTGAATTTCCTAATTTGGAATATATCAAAGAGAATGTTCTAAAATATGCTAAAGTTTATCGTAAACAAAATGTTCACTCATGTCCCTTTAGTGTTGTTAAAAGTAAATTGATGAACCCACAATATAGTGAACAATCGTTCTATGTTAACACCCGATACAACATCGTTGTTGTTGAAGAGAACAACACTATCTTTAACGCTCTTTACCTTGATGGTAAAGATGGTTATGGTCGTAACATTCAATGGGTATAAAAAACTAAAACTATGAACCAAGAAAAAACATTAGAAGAAAAGCTAAGAGAGTTATCACTTGATGACCTCAACAAGATTACTTACCAAAAGATTGTGTTGAGTGCAAGTATTAAAGACACTATGCAAAGACCTGACGTTAAAGCAAAATGGGATGAAACTAAAGCAAAGATATCCGCTGCGAACAAGGGTAAAGTGATTAGTGATGAAACTAAAGCAAAGATATCCGCTGCAGGCAAGGGTAGAGTGATGAGTGATGAAACAAGAGATAAGATAAGTAAAGCTCACAAGGGTCACCACCGTTGCTTAGGATATAAACATACTGATGAAACTAAAGCAAAGATGTCCGCTGGAAACACGGGAAAGATTAGGAGTGCTGAAACTAAAGCGAAGCTGTCCGTTATCAACAAGGGAAAGGTCATAAGTGATGAAACTAAAGCAAAGATATCCGCTGGCCAAAAGGCATCATTGTCTACTTCAAAAGTCAGCAAAGTAACTGAAGCTCAAGTATTGGAGATACGAAGTAAGTATGTACCACGCAAGTATACTTTCCGTATGTTAGGTAAAGAGTATGGTTTAGAAGCACAAGCTGTTATGCGCATCATCAACAGGAAGACTTGGAACCACATCTAAAACTTAACAATTTGATAACATTAAAAGTTTGGTAGTTCCAAATTTATTCGTATCTTTACTATGTGAGAGAACCACAATTAACTAAAACAACTAACCCCTCTCACACATTTATTATGAAACATAAAAACCCCATCGTTCAAGAAGTTATTGAGAACTTCCAAACTGTTGAGTTGATGTCAAAGATTTTTACATCAACCGAAACTCCATCAGCAACTCGTGGTCTCCTCATTAGTGGTGACGCGGGTATGGGTAAGACCTACTACACTATGGAAGGTCTCTACCAAGGAACCCATGAGAGTAACATTGAGTATGTAAAAGGTTCAAGTATTAGTGCTGCTGCCATGTACGTTAAGTTATACCTTTGTAGAGAACAAGGTAAAGTTCTTGTCCTTGATGACGTTGACCTTATCCACAAGTCAGTTGGAGAGTTGATGACTATCGTTGACCTTCTGAAGGGTGCTACCGAGATGACAAGTGGTGAACGTATCATTGGTTGGGAACGAGTTACCCAAGTTGGTTTGTTCAAAGAGTTGGGTATTCCATCTTCTTTTGACTTCCAAGGTTCAGTCGTGTGGATTACCAACGATAAGATTGAGGACATTGCTAAGAAACTGAAAGGTCACTGGCCCGCCATCTCTTCACGATTTACACAGATTCCTATTCGTTTAGAGGATTACCAAAAACTTCAGTATTCACTTTACCTTGTTGAAGAAGAAGGTATGTTGACACATCGTTGTCAAGTAAAAGAAGGTGGTTACTCTGAAGATATTGTTCAGATGACTCTTGAGTATGTTCGTGATAACTACCGAGTTCTAAAAGAGGTTTCTCCTCGTAACTTTATCAAGATTGCTGATACCATTGAAACATACCCAAACCATTGGAAGATGTTGTGTGATAACTCTTTGATTTCAAAGTAAGGTGAAAACATTAGAAGATAAACTACGAGAGTTATCTATGGATGAACTAAACAAGTGGACTATTCAGTACATCATTCAACTCCAAAACGTGGATAACAAAGGTATTGAACGAAGAAGTGATGAAGACATCCAACACTATTGGAAAGATAAAGAGGTGTATTGTAAACATTGTGGTGGAACTTATACTCGTGTAAGTTACGCTGGTTATCACGGAGATAAGTGTATTGTAAAAAGTTTGGATGTTGTATCATTCAAAAAAGATTACGAAGAAAACATCTTATCTAAACTTGATTTGAGAACCAAGTATGGTATATCAGAGTGGTCCTACAACAACATAGTATCACTATTCAAAGAACAAGGTATACTATCACAACGAGTTCCTACAAACCGACTACCACAAACTTGTAAACATTGTGGTGTTATCTCTACAAAGTCAAACATCATTCAGTTTCACAACGATAAGTGTAAACTCAAGGGTCGTTTTGAAGAGTTCAAACAAGATGTATCAGATGGTATGAGTAACATCAAGTTAGGTAAGAAGTATCATATGAGAAACACAACTATACCATCTTTACTAAAACAACTAAACCTTAAAAAAAAACAAACACTATGAAAAACTCAAGTATTGAAGGGTTCGTAAACGCCCAACTGATGAAGTTCTACAACCCACAAACATTCCAAACTCCAACCATTGAAGAGATTATGAAACTCCAAGAAGGTGATTGGGTAAAGGTGTGTCACAACGATGAACGATTTTGGTGTAAGTTTATTACATGGAGTAAAGACACCAACTCTATGTTTGTTGAGGTAGACAACGAGTTAACCTTTTCAGACCACCCATTTGACTTGGGTGATTTGATTGAGGTGTATCCTCACCACTTATACGATATTCGTTCTAAAGATGAAAAGTGGGATGAGTAAAAGAACCCACCACGGAGGATACAACAAAGTTCATCCAAAGTGGTTAATACATCATACTTGCAATGTATGTGGAAAAGACCTCATTGCAAATGGTATCAATTGGCACAACGAGAATTGTAGTTGGAAAGGAATTGATATGGATAAAGTATATGATGCTATCAAAAACAATTGGAGTACAAAACGGATTATGGAAACATATGGAACAAGTATGTATACTACCAATATGATGAAGAAAGGATTTTATCCAAAGTATCCATCAGTTGATTCAGATGGTAGAAGAACCATAGTTCAACCTAAAAGAAGTTATGGAGGATATACTTTCAAAAAGCTAAAGACTGAAGTTATACCAACACATAAAATATGGGAACGTATTGAAATGGGTCTTGATGTAGATGGACTATATGAAAAAAAGAAACGAAAGAATTATACTTCAAAAAAATATTCAATACAATAAAAATGGATAATAAATTTTGGGATGCTCCCACATTTGATAAGAGTATTCTTATTGTTCCCAACTATACACACTTTGGGGATGATAAGGATATAAACTCTGATTCTTTTGTATTGGTTATGGAAAAGTTCCTAACCTATCGTAATGATTTAAATGGTGTAAAGTTTATTATACCCCATCCCAATGGTTCAGTTCCAACTATTCTTTCTAACTTTCCAAATGTAGAGCTTATCCCTATGGGTAATATTTCTACATTTCCACCACTTATGAGGGTTCAGTTCCCACATAAGTTCTTTAAGAAGATACTATCAGAAAGAGGAATACACCTTATATGGTCACATCTGCCAGAGTGGACTAATCAAATCTTAATCTCTCGTAGATACTCACAAACCCAAAAGGTAATTGGATATTCTCATTGGTGGGAAATTAAAGATAATGGTGGGTATACCTATAATTCATTTGTTGATAATATCAATGGTATTCTTCAAATGGAAGTATGTGGTGTAAACTCTATATGGGTTAAAAACAAAGTAATACAAAGAGCATCTGAAATCTTTAATGATGATGTTATCAAAAAACTAACTAACATTATTCAACCTTGGTATTTAGGTTCTGATTATTTTATTAGAAAAGAAAATAAAAATGATATTACAACTTTTTTATTCAACCATCGTATCAATCAATACACGGGTGGAGAATGGTTCTTTGATGTAATGGATAAGATGTGGGAGAAAGGATACAAATTTAAAGTGTTTGTTACTAACTCTAAAATCAATAAACCCTATGTAGAGAATGTAAAGGCAGTGGATAGGGAAGGTTACTTATCCAATATATCCAAAGCCCATTGGGGTATAGGGGCTTTTGATAAATACTCTGCATGGTCATTATCAGTTATGGATGGTATATCAGTAGATATTCCTTACTTACTTCCCAAAGGATTATGTTATGAGGAAATGGTTGGTGATACTTACCCATACCTTTACAACGATAGAAAACAATTACAACAATGGATTGAATCAATTCTCAAGGGAGAGTTTGAAACAAAACACGAACCATATCATTTACAAGCTATTTGTGATAGATTAAATTGGGGTATGGTGTTGGATAATTGGGATGTTAAAAAATATTTGATGTGAAAACCAAGATAGCTAAACTCCTACTAATTTTGTCGGAGTTTAATACGGAACCTGCCGGGGGCTTAATACCTAATCAACCACAGGTCAAATGTATATAATATAAAGTGAGGGAAGGTAGAGGGCTTGATTGGTTTCTTTGTTGTTTTGTTACACCTAACAGCCCTCCCGCCCTCATTTAACTAAAAATAAAAAGATATGGAAAAGATACAAGATTTTGAGAAATATAGTATTACCCGCGATGGCAGAGTATGGAGTTGGCATAGAAACTTATTTCTATCGCCAGGACTTGCTGGTAAAGGATATCCAATGGTTGTCCTTTGGAAAGATGGTAAACCACACAATAGGTTAGTTCATAGGTTAATGGCTCAAGCCTATATCCCAAACCCCGAGAATAAGCCTGAAGTAAACCACAAGGATGGTGATAAAACAAACAATTTCTTGAATAACCTTGAGTGGGCTACTTCGCACGAGAACCGCTTACACGGATATAAGCTTGGACTGCATGGAAGTGGTGAGAACCACCATCAGGCGAAGCTCAAGCAATCAGAGGTTGATTATATCAGAGAACAATACGCAAGTGGTAAGTATACCCAAACAAGAATCGCTAATGTGTTTGGTGTATCTACCTCGTTGATTCAAAAGATTGTAAATAGAATTAAGTGGAAGTAATGTGACTTGAGGTCGCAAAATGAGACTACAAGTATTACCCTCACCTTGGTGGGGGTTTTTTTATACAATCAATTCTTTAACTAAAAAATATAATAGGTTATGAAAAAGAGAATAACAGTAGAACTGCCTGATTACTTTAGCATTACTCACTATAAGGCTTTAAA